CAAAGCCTTGATGTCTTCAGAGATACACTGAAGAAATCAAGCACTATTATTTCCTGGATTGATATTTCCGCAAAGTGGATTCAGGAATCATTTTAGTAAGAGTAAACGAATGACTGGAATACTGTCTAGTGGCGAAGATTCTGAACCGCGCATAGTATGTAAGCCCTTAATATCCTCCTCACTCAGAAAAAATATATTAGATTCCTTAAAAGAAGAATCTAAGTATTTACTAACAATTATACGATCAGATTCTGGTGAAAAATTAGCAAATCCCCAGTAAAGGAATGCTGAGAATATAGAATTGCTGTGCACAACTGCAAACTTATGTAAATTAGGATATGTAAATTCTATTATTAAAAGAATGACTTTTCCGAGTAATCCAGCCACTGCGGGTGAAAATTCAGACCAGCTTAAGAATGCATCTTTCCAATTGCCCTTTAAACTATCTATAAGCCCCACTAATAACGGTGAACACTTTTGCATAATATCTCTTGAATTCTCTAAAGAAGATATAAGCCGTATTGATTCAATAATAAGATCAATTATGATTGGAACTGCATCTTTTTCTGGGATTTTTATTACACTAGAATAAGGTGAATCTAGCAGAGGCACTGGAAAATCAATTGTGCAAGCTTTAGCTTTTTGATAAAAGAAGCGAAATGATCCAAACTCCCGTGAGAATTCAGCTACCTTAAGATTAAGATCTTTAAAATGCTCCTCTATTGATTTTAATATTTTTTTAACATGATTGGTTTCTGGCGTATTTGTTAATGGCTTTACTATAGATGCAAAGAAATGTTCTATTTGTTTAGCTTCTTTAGAACTAAATATGGTGCCATGACGATCAGTTACAGTTGAAGCCCAACCTCGGTTAAAATTTACTCTCAGTCCTTCCACATATAAAAAACTAAACTTAGATAATACCTTATATAAATTCTTTTTTAATATTTCAGGGTCGTCATTTGCTAACTTTTCTAAGAGTTCTATCTGTATTCCTTCCATCTATCTAAGATGAACACATTGTGCAACCCTCACCTGACGCTGCTGCCTCCTTTGCCTCCTTTACAGACTGCTCATACTCCTTGGATAGACGCTCACGCAATGCAGCCCTCTCCCTCTTCTTCTTCTCCTCAGGTGTCAGCTGCTCTACAAGATCAGAATCTGAATCCGAATCGGCCTCTGCCTGATCTTCACGGCTTGAATCAAGATCCACCTCAACCCTTGAATCTACGAGACCACCCTGTAGAAGACGAGGATCCACTGTGAATTTCTGTGCCATTACCGGAGCCTTTGTGCGCAAATAGTAACAACCTGTCTTTAGTCCCTGCTTCCATGCATAGAAATGCATGCTTGTAAGCTTGGCATAGGTAGGATTCTCAATAGAGAGATTCAGACTCTGGCTCTGACAAATGAAGGCACCACGCTGTGCAGCCATGTCAATGAGAACACGCTGCTTAATCTCCCAGGAAGTCTTGTAAAGTGCCTGCAGATCATCTGGAATCTCCTTGACACCCTGGACACTCCCATTCCTCGCGATAATCTGCTGCTTCACTGCCTCTGACCAAATTCCACGCTTCATGAGATCATCAATCAAATATTTATTGACCACAACGAACTCACCTGCCAGAACACGGCGAGCATAGATATTAGACGTCATTGGCTCAAAGCACTCAGTGTAACCGAGAATCTGAGAAGTGCTCGCTGTAGGCATTGGTGCCACTAGAAGAGAATTGCGCAGGCCGTGGGCTGCATTTGTTCTTAGTGCCAGCCAGTCCAGGGTCTTCTCAGACTCTGTAATAGGCGTTACTGACCACATATCAGGCTGCAAGATACCCTTGGATGCAGGAGATCCCTCAAATGTCTCATAAGGCCCATCGGTCATTGCAAGAGTAGAACTCGCCTCCACTGCAGCATAGTAAATGTGCTCAAAGATGAGCTGATTGAGCCTCGTTGCCTCTGGAGACTCCCAAGGAACCCTGAGCCTAGCAAAGACATCTGCTAGTCCCTGGACTCCAAGACCAATTGGCCTGTGACGCATATTTGAACGCTTGGCCTCTGGAATTGGATAGAAGTTAATGTCGATGACCTTATTGAGCGCCTTTACAACAGAGGCGGTGACCTGCCGCAGCCTGTCAAAGTCAAAGGACTTGTTATCTGCTGAGACAAAGGCAGGCAGAGCTAGAGAAGCCAGATTGCACACTGCAGTCTCCTCTGGACTAGAGAACTCAATGATCTCCGTGCAGAGATTTGAAGACTTAATTGTGCCAAGATTCTTCTGATTGCTCTTCTTATTCGCAGGATCCTTGTATAGTAGGTAGGGAGTGCCAGTCTCCATCTGGGAATCCAGAATCTTGAACCAAAGCTTCTGAGCAGATACTGACTTACGAGCACGACCCTCCTTCTCGTATTTGGTATAGAGTGCATCGAACTCATCGCCATAGACATCTGCTAGACCAGGAGCCTCGTGAGGGCAGAAGAGACTCCACTGCGCATCATCCTCTACACGCTGCATGAAGAGATCGGAAATCCAGAGAGCATAGAAGAGATCGCGAGCGCGCTCCTCAGTCTCACCAGTATTCAGCTTCAGCTTGAGAAAGTCCTCAATATCTGCATGCCAGGGCTCCAGATAGATAGCAAAGGAGCCATTGCGCTTACCGCCGCCCTGGTCAACATAACGCGCAGTAGCATTGAAATTTCTCAACATTGGAACAATCCCATTACTCCTACCATTTGTTCCACCAATCAGAGAACCCGTTGCACGGATATTGTGAATATGAAGTCCAATGCCGCCGGCGAATTTAGAAATACTTGCGCAATCCTTCAGAGTCTCATAGATTCCATCAATGCTATCATTCTTCATTGCCAGAAGGAAGCAGGAAGACAGCTGGGGCCTAGGAGTTCCAGCATTGAAGAGAGTCGGGGTAGCGTGAGTATAGACCTTCTGTGACATGAGGTCATAGGTCTCAAAAGCCTGGTTTAACTCAGAAGCAGTGGTGTCTAAGCCATTAGTCCAGATACCCAGCGCAACTCGCATCCACATATGCTGAGGCCTCTCCAGAATACGACCCTTAGTATCCTTCAGCAGATATGATTTCTCAAGGGTCTTAAATCCAAAATAGTCAAAGTCATAATCCCGCTCATAACGAATACGCGACTCAATCAGGGCAGCATGGCTCTTAGATACCTCATGCAGCTCCTCTGATACATAGAAGACTTGCTTACCTGTGTGAAGTGAGGCCTGGTTTCTCAGAGCATGAACTACCTCGGCAAAGGTCAGCGGCGTGTTCTTATGGTGGTTGCTAATGGTGAGCCTGGATGCAAGAGTGGCATAGTCAGGATGAAGCGTGGAAAGGCTGGCCGCAAGCTGACCTGCGAGATCATCCAGCTTGGAACTAGAGATACCATCGCAGATCTGAGAAATGATATTCTGAGCCAGAGTATCCACCTGAACGGCTAGACCCTTTGCAGCCTTCTGGATCCTCTTAAGAACCTTGTCGAAGGAAACAGGCTCCTCACTACCGTCACGCTTAATGATACGCATACTACGCTGCATGGTTAGTTTGTAAGAAACTATTTGGACGCGAATCATGGTCAATTTTTTGTGTCGTTATTATTTACCATTGCGCAGTATAAGCTAAGGTAAAAATTGATGATTGATTCAGCAGCTGAGTATGCAGTATAAATGGCAGCATCAAAACGTATCTCAAAGGAACTTGCCGACTTGAAGAAGGACCCCCCTGGTGATTGCAGTGCAGGACCTGTAGATGAGAATGATATCTTTACTTGGGAGGCCGTGATTTTCGGTCCATCTGATTCGCCATACGCCGGAGGAATTTTCAATGCGACGATCCAGTTCCCACTGGATTACCCATTCAAGCCTCCACGCATAATGTTTGCCACTAAGATTTACCATCCAAATATCAACAAAGAAGGATTCATCTGTCTTGATATTTTAAAGCATAATTGGTCTCCGGCCTTGACGATATCCAAGGTTCTCTTATCAGTCATCTCCATGCTTACGGATCCAAATCCGGATGATCCTCTAATGCCTGATATTGCAAACCAATACAAGAAAGATCGGGCTGAGTATGAGCTGGTTGCCAGAGAATGGACCCAGCTATACGCCCAAGGAGTCAATCAGTAGAATGAATCTTAGGGCTATGTGTGCTATTTCCACTATGATGACTTACATGAGGTGTATTATGATTTGTTAGTTGCGGAGGCCTCACATAGATTCGGGTATGCTCCATTTTTCCGCAGATATCCGGGACATCAAAATTGGGGATAGGGCCAAATTTTGCATTACATGCGAAACGTATAAATTCGGGAATCATTGAATTACCATCAACCGACACCTGGTTAATATCCGCCCTTAAGTATTTCATAAAAGAACCGCATTCTTTACGCGCTTCAGGGGGGATAGAAAGTTGCTCTTCAATCTTTCTACGAATAACCCCCCACTGGGTTCCATAAAGATTATGCTCAATGGATTTTGCCAAGTAAGCAAGCTTCTCTTGTAACATATTTGCAATACTTATGAGAACACTCAGAGAGCCAAAAATCCATGCAAGCTGAAATCCATTTATTTGCACACCACCCGCCATGATATTAGAAACACCACTGACTGCAATAAGAACATTTGTTGCAACTGCTAGAGCACGTGCTCTCTTATCAAAAAACGCATATGCCTCAGTATGCATCCACTCAAAGCATTTGGCCTCGTCGCACCAACCAGCTAACATGATTTCTACACCATGATTCCACTCCTGTTTAATTATTACTGAAGAATCATCATTACTTGAGGATTCAGCCATATCTAATTTTTAATGGATATTAATTAGAAGGTGGATGGTTTCTGAAAGTATTTCATTACTTGTATTTGCCATACTTGCAATGCTTATAGTTTACGCAGTATACCCGCCGCTAAAAAAGCATCCTTTCTTAGATTTATTAAAAGAGGGATTTATACAAAATTATGGATATCCTACCGAACAATTATGCAAGATGCCTCTAACAAGTCCCCTACCACAATTATCTGGTCCGGCTGATGCTACCCTAGATATACCACGAAAACCCTATCACTTACTTGGAGATTATCTGGAACCTGCTGAGGAAAGACTTGCTAATCTTAAATCAGAGTGTGCATATATTGCAGACGGGCAGCGATATATTGAGAAAACCGGCACATACGGTCAAATTACAAATAATTACAAGAAGGAAAAGCCAGATAACGGATCTACGCCAGTTAGAGAACTCTCTTTATCTTTTTATAAGTAAATGCCGCCGCTATATATGCTAAAACTTAATAGATCTTCTGATCCACGGAGGCCACAAGAATCATATTATGCACAAGGAATGAGTGCACAATGTATTTCATTAGAAAATGTAATACATTGGACAATCGTAAAGATTGAATTTCCATTAGGTAGTCCTCAAACAATATCGCTAAATCGAGGGTTTCTGTGCTTTCAACGGAAAGTCCGAGATTACCTTCGGCTCTTACGCCGAGTTCGTAATATACGGAATCTATTTCGTCGTGAACTAGGATTACCTCCATAAATTCGCCCTGGATTAGTAAGAGGTGTTCTTTCTAAATTACGATTTAATATCGGTGTTGCTTTATCTGCAGAAGTAAATAATGGTAATAATTTTTTGATTAATGTATAATCAGTTTCAACCTTTTGTTTTGTCCATTTTCTAGATGCAATTTCAGGTTTAAATATTTCATTCTTAATCATAGCCTCGTGGAATTTTTCTACTAAACGTTCATGTGGCTCCTTTCCAGTTGGATAAAATACTGCATTTTCAAATATAAATACCTTATTTATCACTGGTATAAGTGCATCATATAATGGCATATCTGATATAAACACTCTCTTTGGCAATGATTTTAGAAAAAAATTCACTAAAATAGTATTAGAAATATGCACCTTATATGCTTCAACATTAATATAGCGATTACCCAGCTTGGTTTTTAAATCAGTGTGTTGTAAAGAATCATCCAGAAACCATAGTTCTTCTGCAGGTATATTATCGTTCAAGCATGCATGTATACCTGATAGACTCTTTTCCCTAAAATTTACAATTTTCGGTTCAGTATTAACACGACAAGTGCTATCTATATAAATCCGGGGTGTTAAGACATGTTGACGCCCATCTTCCCAAATAAGATCTTGATCATTAACTGAATATGGTGCCTTTTTTAGAATAAGTGCTAATATATGATCAATTGCGTTCAAAATCTGTAGATAGCCATTATTACTGTAAATAAACATATGCTTTATTTTTCCCTCTTTTTTCAGGTGAATTAGTTCAGCAATGAGTTTTACGAGTGATGGTCTAAAAATAGTAGGATTCGTTATCTCACTTGCGGCAATTAGTTCATAAAAAATATCTCTAGATTTTTTGATTATCGCCTGAGTTTCTAGATCAATGCCTCTTAACTTAGTTTCAAAAAATATAATAAACGGAACCAAATTAAATGCTTCAACTAAACATTGATCCATATCAAACCCAATACTTGGAATCATTAGCCCTTACTTGAATAAGATATTTTATTCTAATTGACATACTACTTCGGCTTGGGCTGCCTCGGGCTCAGGAGCCTCATCCTCTATCATGCAGACAACTTCCTTCTTTTTTCTACTGCTCTCAGGCAATACAAATTCACCCTTCTTAGCCTTCTCAATATCGGCCCAGAACTCTTCAATCTTCGGCATCAAGGATAAATACCATGCCTCATCCCTATGGACACGCTCATGATGAATCTTTTCACATGCCCATGAGTTTAATTCCAGAGTTTTCTCATTTAATCCTAGATCGGGTATCCAATCTAGGTCGCCAATTGGCCCATATGCATATTTGCAAGGTAACCAATCTGAATGAACCTCATTAAAACAACCGACAACTGCAACATTTCCAAACCACCCATTCTTAGAATCTTCCCTCTTGAACGCAGCCTTATCTATAAACTCAAACTTCGCCTCGACATATTCGCATGCCCGCACACCCGTTACTTCCAGCTGATGCTGCATCTGATAGAAATATTCCATAGGAATCTTCAGGCCAATTGTCCTAGATTTCGGACACTTTATCTCCAGGAGATGACCACCCATCTCTGGAGTCTTCAGGGATCGAATAATAAGCCCATCTGGACTTGCTGCTAAACGCGTATCTTTCAAATGAACAAAGCGTCCAACATCATGTATAATGGCTTCCCAATGAGCTTCTAGAATCTGTTTAACTACTGGCTCAAAGCAAATTCCCCAGTCAAAGGGGCTCATGTGTTGCCTGATAACAACTGCAGATGAACCGCGTCCTGGTAACTCAATAAGGCCAGCCTTTTGCATAACGAGGATGCCGCGTTCTCTTACTGAGCCAAAGACCTTGAATAATTCACTGGCAGTTAGACACCGCTTAAATTCCAGATACCAATCTGCAGTCCTCTGTGTAGTCTGAGGCCGCTGCATTAGAGCATACGTCTTCTCATGCTCAACCGCCATAGAATAATCGTCACTATCCCATTCATTATATGCTTCAATTAGCCCGTAAATAATTGAATCAACCATTTTGTCCTCATCACCATTTATTTCATCTAGATATTCCCTCATTGATTCGGTCCACTGTTTCTTCAAATCTGAATGGGCGGGCCTAGGAATATTAGACTCCCATTCTTCTAAACATTGGGCTACATGATCAAGTGTAGTCATTACCTTCGGTGGCATTATAGATTGTTTCATTTTTATATGTGTATTTACTGAGTTATTCGCTTGCGACATTACTACTAGTCGGGGTCTCTTTTACTCTCTTCTTCTGAGTAGTTCCAGGCTTCTTCTCAAGAAGCTGGTATTTGACCTGGCCTGTAGCAGTAGTATGTGCAACAAGTCCCTTCACCTCCGTAATCTGCTCTTCAGCAAAATCATAGGTGACCGCGGCCTTGCTACTAAGAAGCTTGCGATCAAGGCCCTTGCATAGGAGCTTGAAAAGCGCATCAGAATCCTCGTCACTTAAGCTCAGCTTAAGCTTCTCACGTGCAACATAATCGCGGAGGCGCCCAATACGGAGGCCGCGCTCTAGCTTATGCCACGGTCTCTTTAAGGCATTTACGGCGTCGTTGTTTAGGGTTTGGAAGGTTTTCTCAGAAAATCCGAGCGCAAGTGCGCCGCTCATATCTAGAGCATTAAATGTATTTCGTTGAGTTTTATTTCTAGCGTCATCACTCATTCTATGTATATATATAATGAATCCCTTAGATAGAATGGCGAACCATATGAATTATAATGATCTTGATGAATGGAAAACAAGTGTGACACAATTAACACAGGATATTGATAGATTAATTAATCCATATAATGGCATATTAGATACATATGCAGCTGCACGCGATGCTGCTATGAATGATGAAGAAAAAGAGGATGTTGATACCATATTTAGGGAACTTACTGATGCTAAGAATAGGCTATGTGCTTTAATGGGTGGCAGACGTAGTTACAGCAGGCGCAGGTCCAAGGTCGCCAAGCGCACCAGAAAGTATAGAAGGTAGGCCAGAAGATTTCCAGAAGTGTTCCCTGAATACAGGGCATGTCCATAGAGCTGCAGGAATCATAAAGGTTCGCCAGACATCTTCCGTAGAATTCTGAGGATCAATCTCATCCCACGTGTAAAACTCGCTCAGATTGGCCTTAGGGTCAATAGATGCCAATATTAAACCAGGCTGCCTTTTCAGTCCTAACACTGGAAAGCCATTCTCTTTCAGCATCTTTAAAATTGCCTTATCCTTATCCTTATCATCAACGTTCCACACTTCGCGACCCCCCGCACACAAAAAAATACCCAGCTTGAACCAATTAGGGTCTGCAGTATTCCAGAAATAAGGTGCGAGTATCATCTAATTATAACAACCGCATTAGAGTTTAGATGTCTGTTAGTATCCCTACCGTAGAAATTTCAGCTATACCTCTACCCCAATTTATTCCACGTTCTCGTCGCGAAGATGTGACCCGTGATACAGCAAATGCTAGAAATTTAGAGATTCAAAGATCTTCTGCTCCTATTCAACAAGCCTTCTTCCGGCCAGAACCATCTACATCTGGATTCGGTCCGAAGGTTGCTATGCAGTATAATGACCAGAATGGACTTCCATCTAGAATTCAGCAACCCTTTTCGACCCCTGCACCTGCATTTGATCCAGCGGGACCAAAGCTAGTAGGAAATGTGTTCTTTGATCAATATGCTCCAGAATATGATCCGCGGAATGTGGTGCGTGAGCTACGTGGATCGGTGAAAGAAAACAAGGCAGTCCGTGGAGAAGAGGAATCCAAGCGTATCTTATCACGGGGTTTTTCAAGCCGATATGTTCCTGAGGGATTTGCGGAACAGCAGCAATTAAATAGCCTTCAGGCATTTGAACAGCTGCGGCCGAAAATCGATGATGTTTCCAAGCAATATAGAAATTTTTAGTAATCCTATATAATTTCTTAAGTTAAAGTATAAGATGGCTTGCACAAGAACTGGTGGCGCAAGAAAGGGATCTAAGAAGAGAGGCACCCGCAAGATGAGCAAGTGGACTGTATTTGTAAAGAAGATTTACACTGAGATGAAGAAGAAGGATAAGAATGTGAAGCTGGGTGATGCCATGAAGGAGGCTTCCAAGCGCAAGAATGAGATGTAATAAGGAATTTCTAATGTAAATCTTCAATTAAAAATAAACATATCAAGTCTGACATCTTAGTAAGATGCGATAATCCATTAGAAGTTTCTCCTGCTAGGTCATAAAACACAGTGGTAGATCTGATTATTTGACAATTAAATGATACGTATTCTGTAAGTAAATTAATATTTACAGAAACTGTATCTCTCGGTATTTCATAAATTGCACGATTAAAATATGGCTGCTCAACCCATTTATACGTAGTAGAATAATCGCAAAGTTCGTGGATTTGATTGAAAAAAGAATCTCGTAAATCCTTAGAAGTTATAACAAAGATTGATGCATTAAATCCAGGAAGATCTTTTGATACTGGTATATCGGGAGGAAATCCTTCACTATAGAATTGATGATCCAAGGAAACTCCTCTTACAAAATACATTGTATTTTGCGCCAATTTATCACAAAGAGTTGAAAATGATTTTATAATTAATACATCTATATCAGAATATATATAAACATCTTGTTCATATTCACTAAAATCATATTTATGCATCATACCTTCTAAGGGAGTCTTTGGTGGTTCAAATGTATGCATCTTAAATGGACATGCTAGCTTTTGTAATAAATTTGGTAAGATTGTTCTAGTATTATCTAAATAAGTTAATGTTGCAGTATCAATGTGAATATGTAATATATCATTGGTGCCAAGTTCACCATTTTTTACCACCATTGCTAACCACTGGTAAAAAATATTCAAATATAAATTATCCTTAGGGTCTTTTCCATCTATTGTATAAATTACACACGCTAGGCAAATAGATTTTGTCATAATATTTTTAGAGAAATAATATATAAATATCCGGACGCAATAGTAAGATGCTGGCTGAAGGACTAGTGCTATTAAGTGAAATCACATTATCCGCCTACCCCATTCTAATCAAGGCAGTTCCCACAAACTTATGGACCCAAATTGTTTCCAGATTTCTCGTCTACAGCGTTATGGCATCATCTGCCATGGTCGCCACCGGTAATTCAAAACAATTTGCTAATATTTCCTGGCGTAATATGGCTGGTGCAGGTCTTCTGAATCTGGCACATATCAGTGTGAGCTACAAGGCATTCAGTGATCTGAGTCCAGGAAATGCCATGGCTATCTTCTATACATATCCAATCTGGAATATCATTGGTGCCTGGTTCATCCTGGGCGAAGTGATTCCGTTGGCCTCCATACCCTGGATTCTGATGGCTCTTATTGGCATGGTTCTCGTGGCACATCCTGAAAAAGGAACTATCCTTGACCTAGAGAAACCTATTGGAACCCTGTGCGCTCTGGGCGCAGCACTTACTGAAACCGCCATTTATTTCTATTTCAAGCTGATGAAGGAGAAGGAAGGAGGATTCAAGGGGCTCTTTGAGCTCTATGGTGGCGCTGGGCTCTGGATGCTACCAGCAGTGGTTGCAGGGATGCTTGGGGCAAAGCCGGCAGGCATTGAAATTCCTAAGGTGGATTTGTCCTGGAAGGTCTGGCTACCCATGATTCTGTTCAATACCTTCATTGGCTTCACTGGCTACTCCATGAGAGTGACAGCAATTCCGCTGATATCTACGGCTGTATTCAGTATGCTGAGTTTCTTTGGTGTTGTTTCAGCCTTTGTCTTTGGTTACATGTTTAATGGTGAGAAGCCGACCGCCATGGGGGTGATTGGAGCTCTGATGATTACTGTGGCAAATGTGGTTTTACTATCAAAATAAAAAATATGAAGAAATAATAAGATGAGTAGAATACAACAGGGTGGAGTTAGACAATTACTATGGATTAGTGATACAGAGAGAAAATATTATGAAATTAAAAAAGTAGGGCCTGATTTTCTTGCCTTTGAATCTGGTAGTAAAGTTCCCGCTGGTAAAAAACAATTTGTGAGTGGAAAACATCTATTAATACCTTTAGAACCGTCTGATATCAAGGTTGAGGCTGCTGAAGCATTAGCTGTTCCTAAGGCCCCTGAAGTATTAGCTGCCTCTGAAGCTTCTGAGCCTGCTGCCGCCCCTGAGATTGCTGCCGCCCCTGAGACTGCTATTGCCGCTGAGCCTGCTGCCGCCGCTGAGCCTGCTGCCGCCCCTGAGACTGCTGCCGCCCCTGAGCCTGCTGTCCCTGAAAATAATCGTTCTAAATTTACTAAAATATCAATCCCAGGTGATGGCTGGTGCTTCTATAATTCTATATTAAAGGGCATAGGTGAATCTACGGGATCTGAA